CGTATGCCTTCTGCGAAACGCCCTGTTGCGCGTTAAATAGCTGTTGTTGCGCAGGCGTCAACGATGTCGTCTGGCTAAATCGCGGAATATCGCGACCGTCTATCTTGTTCGTGCCGATCTGCTGATATTCAATCTGCCCGGTCGGTCCGTACTGATTCGTATTATTCAACCATGCGTTGCTAGTCGCCGTGTTGACGTTTGAATCTGCCTGCGCCCTCGCCGTGGCGACGGGATCAGGCGGCGTTGGCGCGCTGGGTTTTCCCATTGCCGGCTCCTTTCCACTTGGCGAGCCATTCGCCGCGCGTCATCCCGACGATGACGGCATGAATGCCCGGTCCAAATTGATGCCGCAACGGCCCCTCGCGCTTCATGTGCAAGGAGTCAACATTGAAGCGGATGGCGCGTTCGTTCGTGTGCGGGATCGCCATCCAGATTTTATTGACGTTCATTCGCTCGAACGGGATCGCGAGCAGTTCCGCCAGCGTGTCCGGATGAGCCCAAAGCGGCGAGCGAGCCGCAGCCGATATCTGGATCGTCGACGCCTTGGGCTGCCAGTCGTGATAAACAACCGCCGCAAGCAGCTTGTCGGCCGGATCCACGCCCTGCGCGACGCCAACAGCGCGGCAGTTGCCGAACCCGAGATCGGCGCCGACGTGCGGCAGACGAGCGGCCACCCACGCCGCGAATTCGGCGTCGAGGCCATAGATGATGGTCGGCGTCCTCATAGCCCGGCGCCCGTCTGTTTCTCGCCGCGAACGTCGAACGCATGGATTATCAGCGTTCTGTCTTTCGTCACCGTCCGCACCCGGACCGCCGCCGCGTACCCTTCGCCGTAGACCGCGAGCCAGTCGCCGCGCACCGCATTACCGCCCCAACTGTCGGTGCCCCAGATCGCCGTGCCCCACAGCGAGCCGGCCGCGACCGCGTGCGTGAATGCGTCGTCAATCGAAGGCGTTACGCCCGCGTAGTCAGTATCAATCCGCATCGCCAGTTGGAACGGCCCGTTAGCCTCGTACAGACACCGCGCCATTGCGTACCGCTTGCGCGATCCGGCCCCGCCCAGACTGCTATACGCAGTACAGATGTCGCCAGTAATGTTCGCGCCTGCGTCGTCGTCGCCGTCGTCGGCTTTCCACACGCCGCCGGCCCCGCCGAAATAAAGACTTTCGCCGAACAGCCCCCAGCAGTTCGCGTCCATCCCCTTGAACCGGCACCAGGCGCCCGTCTGGGTGTTCATCACGTATTGATGCGCGGTCGTCGACGACTGCGGCACGTTTACAACCGCCATGTGAGCGCGCGGGTAGGCGATCGCCTGCCAGCCGTCAAGGTTGCCGTAAATCCTGAACGCATCCGAAAAGGCGTCCGCGATCATGTTCGTGACGGCCGCTTGATGGGAGGCCGCCCGATCCGTCCTCATCATCCGCTGAACGCTAACGATGCCGTCCTCGCCGATCAGTGCGAGGTCGCCGCCGACCGGAAGCATCGACCGATAACCCACCGGCGCGCCCGCGAGAAACCGGCCGACCAGCCCCCATGTCGAGGCCGACGCCGGGTCGGTGCCGGCATAAAGCGCGATCTCGCCGTGCGAAGAAACGAACGCGAGGAAATCATCCGGGCCGCTACCGGAGTCTGACGATACGCTCCCGATTTGCTTGAGCTTGCCGCCGCGCTGGAAGATCGCCCCGAGGTCGAACTCGACCGCCGCGCCGGCAATCGCCGCCGCCGGCAAATACCACGCCTTGGTCGTGTCCTTCTGGACGAACCAGAGCCGGCTTTTGTGCGCGCATACCGCGATGAAAGTCGACGACGTGGCGACCGTGATGGCCGGCGTTGACCATGCCGTGCCGTTGTAGTTCCGCACGCTGTCGGAGCCGTTGCAGATGACGAGGAACGAACCGCCGGCCGTCGTGAAGTTGACGTGTTGCCACCAGCCCGACGTAAGGCTGCTGAGCGACGCCGCGCCTACCGCACCCGCCGCCGTCACCTCGTAGATGTCCGTAGCGTTGGCTGCGAAGAACTTGGCACTGGCCGGCCCGGCCCATTCCATAACCGTCTGCACAGCGCCCGTGATGCCCGTGGCGTGGACGCTGTAGCCGGTGCGGAGGCGCAGATAATTGCCCTCGGGAAAATAATTATCGAGACAAATTGCATATTTCGGCTTCATGTCCGCGATGCTGTCGCGCGTGTTCCACCCGCCGACCGGCGCCATGACGGTCGCGCCGATGGCGTGCGGTTGGCGCATCGATGAGGGCGCAAGGGACAGCATCAGAGCACCCAGTCCCCTTCCGGGATCACGAGCCCCGGACCACGCCGGGCAGCGTCGGCGAAGTCGACCACGTCGTGCGGCGAGTCCTGCGCCATCGTCTCGCGGATGGCGTACATATATTTTGAATAGTCTGCATCGTAGGACATGCCGCGCGCCTGCTTGAACCGCCAGACGATGCCCAGGCGGATAAGCCGCTCAGGCAGCACGCCTACGTCAGTATCGGCCGCCCATGCCGTCTGCCCGGTGCCGCCCGACGACGCACACCAGTTTTTCGACACGTACTCAAACGCGAACGTAAAGCCGGCAGACGGAACCGGGCTAATCAGGATGTTGCTGCCGCGATACGTAAACGTATCGAACACCGGCGATGTCGTGCTCGCCTTGATGCGCTGCCATTCCTGCGGCGACACCGGCCCCCGCAACGGCCGCCGCCGCGTGCGGTTCCAGAACGTCCCGTCGATAAAATGCCCGAACGCTGCCGGGATCATGCTTGTCTGCGTCTCGGTCGCGACGCTCGTAAACGTCTGTTCCGCGCGTAGTGCCTGCCAGTCGTGCGCCTTGGCAAGCGCCTGGCCTTCTTCGTTTGCCGCCACCAGCAGCGCCCGCACGGTCGGATCAGTCGCTGCCATCACGCCGGTCGGGCGAGGCAGGCCGATTTCGGCGCTTGCGTCCTGGATGATGGTAAGCAGGGTCATTCGTCGTCGCCCTCGCCGGCGTCGCCGTCGCGGTCCTTCGGCGGGCGCCCGCGACGCGGCTTGACCGCCTGCGCCGCCAGCAATTCCGCGATCTGGTCACCCTGCGCGGCTAGCTTGGCTTCGAGGTCGGCGATGCGCCGGGCCGCCGCCGCCGGTTCCGCGTTGTTGACAAACGCCTGCGCCGCCGCCTGCAATCCGCGACCGCCCATAAGCCGATCCAGCGCCGAATCCGGGCACGTCGCAAGGTCTTCCACCGTGCGAATGTGCATCGCCTTCAGCGCGCCGATCTGGCCCTCGCTGATGCCCGGCCAGGCGGACAGCGGCGTGCCCTCGGTCGGCGCGACTTCGCCCTTTTTCCAGTGCTCGTAAGGCCGCGCGAGCGCGTCCCATGTACTCGGGTCATTCTTGATGAGCCGCGCCACCCGGTCGCGGATGGTCGACGACGTGCGCCCCACCGGCGCGAATTCCACCTTGTCGAACGGCACCAGCGTGCCGGATTCGTCGGGCTGGTACTCGGTCCAGAACTTGATGGCGACAATCGAGGCGCCGCGCTGCGGTGCCATCGCCGGTCGCCCGTCCATCCCAACTTGCATGTGTAGTCCTCGGGAGAAGTCGGGCGGCGACGTAATGCCGCCGCCCGTCGTCTGTTAATTGTCGAGTGCGTCGCGGACGAACGGGCGCCAGATTTCGAGCTCGGCGAGGCCAGTCGACGGCGTGTCAATAGCCGACGCGCCCTTCATGCCGCTGATGTAGTCGCCCGCAACGTCAGCGTCGTCGATGCTGCCGGCGGTCGCCGTCAGGTAACAATCGGCGTTGTCGACGAACGCCGCAAGCACCTTGCCCACGGCTTTGCCCTGGATTTGATACCAGCCATATTGAGAGGCAACGTTGATTGACATTGCGACCGCAACCGGGCCGATGGCGTTGGCAACCGCCAACGTCGTGATGAAGTTGTCGGGGTTGTAGATCACAACGCTTCCGACCACCGTCGAGGCAATGCCCAGAAGGTAGATGAATTCCCCGGCGCCATACACCGGGTCGATGCCGTCGACAATGGTGCCGACGGGCGCCTTGGCGGTCGTATCGGTGTCAGTAATGACGGGGAAGCCGATGCGCGGGTTGCTGATGATGAAAGCCATGATGTTACTCCTTTCCCGCGCTCAGGCGGCGTCAATCATGATGCCCTGACGGGCGCGATTCGAACAGACAAGATTGCCCATCCAGAGCAGCGGAATGACAACGGCGTCCTGGTTGACCGCCATGCGTTCGTCGTCAACCGTCCAGTTCGCGTCAGGATGTACGCAGATGTCGATGTATTCCGTATTCAAGAAATACATGCGCTCGCCGGTCGTGGCGAAGTTGCTGTTGCTGTCGTGCATGACCTTGGCGGTCTTGAACGCCAGTTCCTGGAACCCGCTGTCGGCCTTGCCCACATCGGCGTACCGCTGGAGGTCGGAAAGCGACTCCCAATACGCCGAGTAGAAATCGTTGGTGCTGACCAGCAAGTCGGGCTTGTCGGTGCCGCGCACGCACGACAGCCAGAGGTCGTGCATGTATCCGCGAATGGTCGTCTTCGACCATGTGTTGGTGCCCGTCAGTTCCTTGAACTGATTGGCCCACATGCTGTAGGTCGTGGCGCTGATGCCGCCGACCGTGCCGAGCCCGTCCGTCTGGATGATCGACGCGAGGCCGCCCATCTGGTTCGTGAGCGCGCCGGACGAATACAGGTCGACCGAGAAATTGTTCGCGGCCGTGCGCTTGGCGTTGTTCAACCGCGCCTCGGCGAGGTCGATGATCTGCTCCTTGCCCGAGTTGAGCCGCAGCTCGCGACCCGACGCGGTGACGCTGATGGCCGCCTGCATCCAGTCGTACTCGGCGGCGCTGAGCACTTCCGACGCCGCGATGCTCAGCACGTCGTACCCGCTGAATCGCTGGTACGTGCTGTTCTCGGCGTAGTCCAGCGGCCTGACGATCTTGTGACCGCCCGAGACTTTCTTGATGCGGCCCTTGCGCTTCAGTTCGCGCGCGAGGGCATTGTGGCCGGACACCGCATCGGTGATCTCGGCCGGGTGACTGCGAAGCGTGGTCGTAACCAGCTCGGTGAACGTGCTGTTAGCGGAAGCCATCGACTAACCCTTTCAGGTCACGCCGCGCCGTTCATCCTGTCGTAAGCCTGTCGCATGGTCTCCCGGACGTTGCCGGCGTTGGAAACAGCCGCCCCGCGCGCCATTGCCCGGCCTATGGCCGGGCCACCCATGCGGCGCGCCCTGTCGGCGGCCTCGCGGGCTTTGGCGTCGGTTGCCGCCCTGTCCGCGACCGCGCGCTCGGCGAGCATCGCGGTTCGGACTTCGGGCACCAGCCAACAAGCCTGTTCGTAGGCGTCCTCCAGAGTCGTGGCCGTGCGTGCGTTAAGCAGGCTGGCGACCTTCTCCTGAACGGCCTCGAAATGCTTGTTTGCCGGCTTGGCAGCGAATGCTTCCACCGTCGAGGTGATGCCGGAAAGCTCGCGATGGTCGGCGGCCCTCCGCTCTTGCTCGCGGGCATGCTTCAGGCCGTCGACTTCGGATCGAAGCGCGGCAAATTGCGGATCAACGGGGGCGTGCATGGACGCCACCGTATGCGCGAGTTGTGCAAGGTCGATGCCTGCGCTGCGTGCGAAGTCGACAAGAAAGCCGGCCGGGTTGCTGGTGGCCACGCGATGCAATTCGAGAAGGTCTGAAACGCCCTTCTCGACGCTGCCATACGCCGCCAACAGTTGAGGCCTGCCCCTCTCAACAACCGCCGAAACGCCCTCAAGGGCCTTCAACTGCTGTCCCTGGTCCGATATTTTGCGCGTCGCGTCGGTGTCCCGTTGCGCCAGATATGGCTTCAATTCGGGTGGCACCGCGTCCCACTTCGCGCGGGCGTCGGCCGACCATGAATGAGGCGGCTCGATGCCCGGCTTCGCCGGTTCGGTCACGCCATTCTCGGGCTGGTCGGTAGTCTCGGTCGTCGCGGTCGCGGTCGTCGCGCCTCGCGGGGTGAATTTGCCGTCCGCGCCGCGCACCGTGTCGCGGCCCTGAATTTCGTCGAACGTCGCGGCCATCTGATCGCGAACGGAAGCGGCGGGCGAATCCGATTCGGGATCGGTCGCCGTCGACTCTGCCGGCGCCGGTGTATCGGCTGGCAGGCTGCCCGCGAGGGGTTCGTCGCTCATGTGGTACCAGCCTACCGTATTGCGGGGGGTGTGTCTAGTGATCGTCGCGCCTTGCCTGGCGCCTCAATACTCGCGCCTTCGGTCAGCTTGTAACCACGCCGTGCCGCGAATTCCGGGTTGACGTAGCGCGGCGTAAACTCGCTCGGGTCCACTTCGCGCTTGCCGTTGCGCTTCAGGTGTTCGCGCCGCGCCGCGCGGCCCTCGACCACGCCATCGCCGAGCGGACTGGCGTAGGCCGGCAAGTCCCGCATGACGCCCGGCGAGAATACGCCGGCCGGCGCCTGCATTGGCTTGCCCGTGCGCTTGTCGACAAAACGGCCGGCGCGGAATACGTAAACGGTCATACCATCCCCATCGGCATGTTACCTGGCCCGCCGGCCATCGGCGGCGCCATCGGCACGACGTTGCCGCCAGGCGGCCCCTGCATCGCCTGCGGCGGCATCGGCGGCCCGCCGGCCATTGGCGGCGCCATCGGCATGCCGGGCGCCTGCTGCCCTAGGCGCTCGAGCGCATCCTCGGCTTGCCGGCCCAGCTTGAACGCCCGCGCGAACGCCGTGAGAAGGTCCGTCGCAACATCAATCGGCATGAACCCGGCCTGCACCGCCGGCCCTACCGCCGTAATGAACGCCCCGAAACCCGTGATGAATTGCCCGACATTGGCCTGCGCGCGCGCCACGTCGGCCCGGACGGTCGAATCCGTCTCAATGTCGATTCGGTAGGCCAACTCCATGCCATCGCGCAGCAGATCGAGCGCGGCCTGCTTCGTTTCGTTTTCCCGCAACACCTCCTCAAGCTCGGGCGGCAACTGGATGCCCGGCATGGCCGGCGGCAGCGGGATCGGCTCGATGTCAATGCCCGTCATCTCCGCCAGCACGCGAGGCGTGAACTTGGCCGCAATGATCTCCGCCTTGATCGCCAGCGTCTCGCGCACAAACCGGGCGACGGACTGCTGGCGGCGATTGATGCGGAGCGAACCCCATTGCGTCTTCAACTGCTGCGCGCCCAGCGTCTCGCTCGCCGCCGACGCGCCGCGCATGATGTCGGCCACGCCGATCAGTTCATAGATTTCTTGTTTTACGACATCGCGTTGCGCGTGCAGTTCCTGCAACACCCTTACCACGTTGTCGATTGGCATCGTCCAGATACCCTTGTCGATGCCCTTGTCCGACCACGCCATGGAATTATCGACCGGCGCGTACTCGCCGTCCGACATCCCGGCAATCGACTTGAACGCCGTTCCGAATTCGGCGGCGTAAATGCCGCGCGCCTTTAGCGTCTTCGTCAACGCCGAAATCCGCCGCGT